ATGAGGGTTAAAGCCATGTGTGAAAATTTAAATTGTGTGCAGATTGTTAACGCAAACAGAAGATATGGCTTGGAGAAGCTAACAGACGAAGCCGCAGAGCTACGGGATAAATTGTATGAAATTTGCCACGTTACAGACATGTTTGAGCAAAACGAGTTATACAAGAAGGTTGACCGCATTTATTACAAGGCATACAGACGAGTAGACCGGCGATTAAATAAGCTAATGAATGAAAACGAAAGTTTGATGTAAATCTTACGATTTATTAACCGGCCAATTGGCCGGTTTTTTTTGGTCGTTAGGTTGGCCATTGCTCTTAGAGCAAAGCCAAGAAAGGGATAAAAACTAGCTTTGCTACGTTTTTTTGTTATTTGAAGGTGTCGCTTCGCTAATGCGCGTTGCGCAGAACCACCGCGATTTTTTCAAGCTTTTGGGACACCCATGTTCTTTTCTAAAAGCGAGCCAGTTTCAGTATCTGGAATTGATCTTAATACCAACAAAGAAAAAATTGTATTGAGATCATTTTCAGATAATTTTAAAAGAGATTCTAAATCAGATTGGTAGGAAGTTGGTTCAATAGGTGTTTTTTGAGTTGTCATAAAGCTAAGTATTTATTTATCAGTTGTGGCCGCACCGGTGGGCTTCAGTTCCGCTAACGCTGCACTTTCGCCCTCGGCAGCGGCCAAAAGCACAGGGTTTGGTAAACAATTGGAGCTTTTGAAGTGGCGAGGAGCTTGAAGAACCGTAGCACACTTTTGAAAAACCTCAGATGAACAAGAAATAGAAAATGATTGGCCAGAGGCATTTTTTAAGCCGAATTCACAGGATTTAGAGCGGGTGAATGTAAAGCCGAGACTTTGTAAATATTGGGGCGGTACGGTAAAGATTTTGTTGTCTTTGAAGACGTGAACCATTTTGAGGACTTCGTTTTTAAATTCGGCAATGGCCAGCGGGATTAAAACAGGCGCAGGGCTAACCGGCTCAGCAGGAACATAATCAGGTAAAACGTCAGGAATTTGAGCAGTAACCGAGACAGGAACCGAAACGGGTATTTGATTAACGGATGGTGTAGGAATTGTGACAGGTGCGACCGTGGGCGCGGGGCTTGGGTTGGAGAGAAATTTGTTGTAAAGCTGGGTGATGAAAAAGCTTGACGATAGAACCAGGACAAAAAGAATGATCCGAAGCTTTGGGTCAGAGAATATAGAGGTTTTAACAGCCGTTGTGGAATGTTCACCCGTGACGGTCGAATCGTAGCAGCTAAAGACGCGTTCATCGGCTTGGTACTGCTTTGGCTGACCTGTAGCGTGGGTTTTTGCAAGCCCTGAGTCTTGGGCGTGGTGTTCCTGTTCGAGCCAAAGGTTTTTGAATCGCTTGGGGAACCAGAGCTGTAAGATTTTGGGTATCTTGTCTTGTAAGGATTTGTGGTAAAAGGCATTAGCGGCCACCTGTCGAATATCAGATTTAATTTTGGCAATAGATGGCGTACTTAGCAAAATATCCCAGTTGTAATGGCGTTGCATATCGTAAGCGGTGAATACATCTTCCGGCCGGTCTTCAGTGGGGTCAACTTGGACACCGTCCGGAATATAGTTTTTATCGAGTGATTCCAGGGTAAAGTCACGGCGGTTCGGGTAAATCCGTTGTGCTTCGTCAATCACGATCAACGCGCCCAAGGGTGCCCATTGGTAAAACGCGGCCATTGATAGACGGTTGGCTTTTAAGTCGGTATCCAGGAAAGCTAAAACGGCGGATTCTGGGAAGGATTCGCCCAGGGCATCAGAAAAGCGTTGTAATGAATTAACACCGCGAATGTTAGTAATCACCACCCTTCCCTCGCGTAACGCCGGAATGATGAAGCGCTGAACCAGCGAAAAGGATTTAAACGATCCAGGCTCGCCGTGATGAATGGAAGTCGCCATTTAGAAACCGTAAAAGCGCATGACGTACTTAGAAACGTAAGCCGTAAACACAATGTTAACGGATTCCGGAATCCGGCAAGCCGTCAGGAAGTAGGAAAGCCGCGCATCAAAACCGACAATGGCCGCGTTTAGTTTCTCAGTGAAGCCAAAGCCGGTGATGATGTCTTTAGCGACATCCCACGAGAACTGCATAAACCAAATCTTAAAATGAATGAATTCAATGGTGGCCGTGACCAGGAACCAGGAAGCGAAAGACTTTAGTAAATCATAGAGGCCACCCGTGAGAAAAGCCCCAATGGAATCAAAAAAGGTAACGATTGTATTGTAGATAGTGACTAAAGAATCCATGTGTTTAACCTAAGATGATTTCAACGGAACGGAACAAGGCGAGAAAATAAATAATTGCGCCCAGGTAAGAGAAAAATTGCAGTAAATAAGTCGAGTTGGTATCAATCGACTTGCCGTAAATATCCATGATGTGTATGGGTTCGAAAGAACCAGAACCAATAGAAGAAAAAGAAACCAAGCCGGTAACATCGGCTTTAACCGAATTAAAAGCCGTTTGAAATTCAGTTTTGGCGGTTGAAAGTGCGAGTTGTTGTGTGGGTAGGTCGAAAGTGCCCGTTGTAAAAGTGCCAGGCACTTTGACACCGCCGACACAATTTTGGATTGGGAAGCCTTTGGAGTCTAAAACAGGGTTGCCAAGCTCATCAAGTAGCGGTGTACAGGTTTGTGGAACATCCCTTAAAAAACTTTTTGTATCGTTTGAATTAGCGTAAATATTATCTAACAACGAGTTTAAACCTAGGATTTGGTTAGAGTAATCAGGGGATGAACCACCCTGCCCTGAACCATCACCGTAATAATTATTCGTGACCGAGTTGTCGACCGTGCTAGGTATTGGGGCGTGGCCTTCGTAGTCAGCACAAGCGGGCAAACCTAAAACACCAAATTGACCACTGAGCGCGTAAGGGTCGCAAGCTTGCTCACCTTGTGCGTGCGTAGGTGGATTGGTTTTAATGCCATCGTTTTTAAAGCCAAGCAGATAACCGGCCACATTATCCAATGTGTCGTTTAAGCGTGTTAAGTCGGTATGTTGTGCCAGGGTGTCAAACGCGTTTAAGAGACCGGCTAAGTCGGTGTGTGTTTGTTGGCGTAGATATTCAACACCGTTATTAATTTGGCCTAAAAGACTTTGTGACGCATCACTGAAAAGCCGGTTTCTGATGGATTGTAATAAATTGGCCGTAGCGGCGGTATTGTTAACGATGGAGCTAAAAGCGTTTGTCGTTTCAACGGGTGCGCAGTTATCAAGTGCGGGTGTTTGTGAGCCGGTACAGGTGGGATAATTGGCGGCTTCCTGCGTCATACAGGTATTCGTTATGGTGTCGTAAATTGGGGTAGAACCTGAACAGACAGGCACATAAGCCCAATCACAAAGATTGGTAAGCGTGTTATAAACTTTTTCGACAGGGCAAGTGGGAAGCGTTATGCAGGAATTAGACAACGAGTCGTAAACCTGCGGAGCCGTGCATGTGGGCGGTGTTGGGTGGATGACTTGACACATGTCGCTGTAATTAACGCGGGTTTGGCCGTCTGGACAATCATGATTGCCACAGCCGCCGAAACCGTCAGGATAGTAACCGACTGGACAAGTTGCAAAAGCGGAAAAGCTGAAAAGTGAAAACGCTAAGAAGAGTAGTTTCATGGCCTTGAACCTTGAAAATTGGCGGGACGATCAACCCCCGCCGATTTTATGCAGAACCCGCTTGAAAACTCGCTATAAACGTAAAAAGGTAAACAGAAGCTAAAAGCAGAGTGAAAAACATTTGAGAACGACTTATTTACGCAATAAGCCAATAATCAAAGAAACACCCGTTACGATGGCAACCAACGTGATAACACCACCAACGGCCAATTGAACGTTTGCAGAAGCACCCGTAAAAGCGCCGGTGATTGTGGCAGCGGTATCAGCAAAAGCGGTTGAAGCCGCTAAAGAACCCGCAGCAACAGCAACGACTTTACCAGAGCGGGTTTTAAAGAATTTGTTCATGTGAGACCTATAAAATAATTAAAAGTGAAAAAGCTTAACGCTTCAGTAGTTTTACAATAACGCCCGTGGAAACACCCACGGCCATGACTGCGAGAACCTGACCGACAATAGAATCGAACAGGGGGGCATCAAACAGGAAGAACGTATTTAAAGTATTCGTTAGTCCTGTTATGAAATCGGTTGACACCCCAGGCATAGCGCCAGGAGTGGTACACGTTGGAAAATAAGCCGTGGTTGAATAATCGGTGAAATTAGCGGTACTCAGTGGTTTATTTCTAAAAATAAGCGTTACAAGAGTGGGACTATTAACAACAGGGGTTGCATTAATTGGCGTGACAATTCCCGAAGTAGTAACGTCAGTAATTCCACGCGATATATAAGCATTAGCCGCCTCTGCTAAAGTGTTGTAGCAATAACTTTGATAGAGGCTAGGCATGATTATTTAACCTGTTTGGCGTTGCCGAATAGGCCGCCGGTTGGTTTTTCGGGTTCGTCAGCAATAACCGCGTGAACATCGGTATTCCGTGAAAAGCCGGTGATAATGTTGCGACCTTCCCTATCTAGCGCGGTTTCGACATCAAAATAGACAGGCACATCGACAAAATGACGGTCAAAGGTCGTTTTGAATTCAGGAAAAAAACCAGTAGAAACGCCGAGTTCAACGGGTGAAAAACCGGCACCGTGCGATTGAAAATTCTTGTTATCGACATCTTGAAAAGGCGTAAGAACAACAGCACGAGGTATTGAATAAGGGGTTTGGTTGGCTTTAGATAAACCAGTGTTGTTAAAGACGGCAGCGACTAAGATTTTCATTA